ATTTTCGTGAAAATGCAACGGTTACGAAAGCTAGTGGGTTGTCAGAACACAAAGACACCAAAACTTTCTTAATTCGTCATCTACCAAAGTTACCTTTTGACAATTCTTGTTTCGTTGATTTTGATGGCAATGAATATCAAATTATTGCTATTGAACGTGACTACGCAAACAAGGAAATTGACTTGATTAAAGGAGTGATGGTTTCATGACGAAGGGATTGGATTTATGTCTTCAAAACCTTACTAAACTTGAAGCGAAAGCTCCTAAAGTTGCCCGTGAAGCGGTAAATGAGGTAGCTCAAGAGTTCAAGAAAGAGCTTGAGGTGAATACTCCAGTTTCTGACGAGCTAACTCTCACTCGATTGAAAGAAGATATAAGAATCAGTAATTTCAAGGGGGGAGGAGATGCTCCTTCAAAAGATATTGGTTTTGGTCGTGCTACTGGTTGGCGTGCTAAGTTTCCGGATAGCGGAACAATCTATCAGAAAGCACAAGACTTTGAGGAAAAGACTATCAATGCAGTTACTCCTCGTGCTAAAGAAATATACGAACAAAAAATAAGGGAGGTGTTAAAATAAATGATTGCTGAAACTGAAGCATATAAACTTTTGGTAGCAGATGAACGGTTAAATCAACTCTTCAATCAGTTTAGAGGCAAAGAGTTTCCAGGTTATAAACAAGGTATCTTTACTTATGATATTCCTGAAAAGCCTACAAACTTAAAGCAAAAAGAACTTGCTCCATTTGCAAGAATTTATTTAACTTATGAAGCACCTCACAAGTATGCAGATGATAAAATCATCTCAATGGAACAACGCATCACAATCAACTTTTGGTGTAAGAATGCTAAACAAGCTGATCAAATCGCTAAAAGAATGGATGCGGTACTTGAAAGTAGTGGATTTGAACGCTACACAGCAAATGAGAAACCTCGATACATGGATGACGATATTGGATTGTTGATGAACATTCGAAAATATCGTCTTTTTGATTGGAGCAATCTCGAAGAAACGAAAGGAAAATAAATAAATGTCTAAAGTAAAATTTGGTTTACGTGGTTTTGAATATGGGGTTTTGGACAATAAAAACCTTGTGCAAGGAGAAACTAAAAAGATTCCAGGGATTAAAACAGCGAAACTGGATATCACAAATGAATTGAACACTATCACAGCAGATGATGGACCATACGTAGTATTGTCTTCTGGTATCACTGGAACAACTCTTGAAGTATCATGGCTTGATTTGGGAAGTGAAGCTCGTAAAGACTTCTATGGTATCACTGTTGAAAATGGTGTTGAAAAATACAACAAGAAGATGACTCCAAATGACATCGCTTGTTTGTTCCGTACAACTGGTGATGATGGTAAAGGTATCTGGGTTGGTCTTCTTAAAGGTAAGTTCTCACTTCCAGGGATGGATTTGGAAACTAAAGATGGTTCACCAGATCCTAAGAATGATACTGTATCTGGTAGCTTTGTGGCCCGTGGAGATGATGACGATGCTCTTGTAATCGTAGTTGGTCGTGAAGACAATCCACAATTCCAAGAAACTGAATTCCGTAAGCTCGTCTTCCCAAAGTCGTAAGCGGTGCTAGTTCAGAGCGAACAGTAACCGCTGAATCAGGCGCAGTAAGACAAGATGCATAAGAATAGGCTTGGTTATTCCAAGCCTTTATTTTTAAGGAGTAAATAATGTTTGAAATTAAATTTAAAAAAGCAGGGGTTTTGAAGGAATTCTCAAAAGACTACGTAAACGTAGAAGACAATCTTCTGGCTTTGGAACACCAAGTTAGACAAACTTCATTGTATGAAAACAAGGAAGATTTGTTGAATCCTGCTAAACATCGTGAGTTGAATGAAGCATATCTTGATATGTTTGTGAAAATGTACGGTGAGCAGTTCGATGCGGACGATTTGAAAGGAGCAAGTGTTGAAACACTCGAAATCTTGAATAATCTATACCTTGCAGCCCTCGGTGGAAAACAAGAAGAAAAAGAGACCGCTGAGGGAAAAAAGAAGAAAAAGGGCTAAGCCCTAAAGAAGCCCAAAATAATTTATTAGTTTGGGTTCAATCATTAATGAGTCAAGGATATACAATCCATGATATTAAAAGTATGCGTTTATCAGATTTTGATTTGATGGTGCAGGCTTTAGAAACAAAAGAAAGCCAAGAGGAAGAAGAAACGACCCTTGATAAGGCCTTTCCATTTCTTTTTGGGTAGAAAGGAGAATGAATGGCAAGTAATATTGGTGAATTAGTCGCCACAGCAACCTTAGATGTCGCTCCTTTTCAATCAAACGTTGGGAGGTTAAAAACCTATCTAAAGGGTGTCGATAATTCTCTAAAAGCCATGGAAAATAACTTTAAGGGAGCTGGTAAAAATGTCAGTAACTTAAAAAGTCTTATGGACCAGACTGGTTCGGCTTTGGGTAATTACCAAAAATTATTGAGTTCACAGAGCGAACGATATAATCAATTAAAAGCTAGTATTGGAGATGTGTCTACAGCCACTGCTGAACAGAAGCAAAAGTTAGTTGAAGCGAGCGCCAGTATGACTGCGACTGCTGCTAAAGTTGCTGAATTACAGAATCGTTATGAACAGTTAGCTGGATCTATGAGACGAGCTTATATCGATGATAGTGCATTCACTAAATTTGGCAAGGGCGCACAGGAAGTTGGAAATAAAATCAGTCAAGTGGGACAAACCATTTCTGGTTTTGGTTCTGCATTAACGAAAGGGGTAACTGCTCCAATTGTGGCTGGAGCTGGTCTTGTAGTGAAAGCTGCAATTGATTATGAGTCAGCGTTCGCCGGAGTTAAGAAAACAGTAGACGAAACTGCCACAGTATCTTATCAAAAGCTATCAGACGGTATTCGTCAAATGGCTAAAGAATTGCCAGCCAGTGCGGTAGAGATTGCTAACGTAGCCGAAGTAGCAGGTCAGCTAGGAATTAAGACTGAAGATATTCTCTCATTTTCTCGAACCATGATTGACATGGGAGAGTCAACGAACTTGAGCGCTGAAGAAGCTGCAACAGCTATTGCCAAGATTGCTAATATCATGGGGTTAACGTCAGACGAATATTCAAGGTTTGGAGCTTCAGTTGTTGACCTTGGTAACAACTTTGCTACAACTGAAAAAGACATTGTTGAGATGACGAACCGTTTAGCGGCAGGTGGTAAACTTGCTGGATTAAGTACAGCGGATATCTTAGGCCTTGCGACTGCAATGAGTAGTGTAGGGATTGAAGCAGAAGCAGGAGGTACTGCAATGGTTCAAACCCTCACTGGTATTGGTAAGGCGGTATCTGGGGTTGGCAAAGGAGCTAAAGAGAAGTTAGAACTGATAGCTCAAATAGCTGGTACTACATCAGAAAGTTTTTCTCAAGCTTGGAAAGAGAAACCAGCCGAAGCTTTACAATCATTTATTAAAGGTTTACAAAAAGCCAATGATGAAGGGAAGAATATGGATGGAATTTTGTCAGACCTTGGAATGAAAGGAATCCGACAAGGTAACATGCTGAAATCATTAGCCCTTGCATCAGATAAAATGGGTGCAGCAGTTGCACGTTCTAATCAAGCGTGGAAAGATAATACTGCTCTAACCAATGAAGCAAACAAACGTTATGAGACTACTGAATCACAACTAAAGATGTTCAGAAACCAATTGACAGACTTGGCTATTGAGTTCGGCGGACCACTAGTCAAGGCTCTTAGAAGCGGACTTGATGCAGTCAAGCCATGGCTAAGCAATCTCTCTGATTTAGCTAAAAAATTCAGCTCGTTATCAACGGAGCAGCAACAAAATATTATCAAATGGGGATTAATGGCAGCTGCTCTAGGCCCTGCATTGAAGATTTTAGGTGGTGGTGTATCTGTTGTAGGTGGATTTGTTAAAGCTATCGGTGGGTTATCGAAAGGAATTGGTTATTTAAGCGGTTCAATTAGATACCTGAAAGATTTTGGTGGAGTGGCAAGTAGTCTGAAAGCAGTAGCTGGTTCAGCTGGTGCAGTGGAAACTGCAGTGGCAGGGGCAACTTCTAGCACAGGTACATTTGCTGGTGCGTTAGGAGCACTTGCAAATCCTTTAGGATTGATAGTTGGTAGTATTGCTCTAGCAACTGCAGGACTTGTCTATCTTGGAAATGAGAAAGACAAAGCAAGAATTAAGACTGAAGAGTTTGGCTCACAACTAAGTGATACTGCTAGAGGAGAATTGCGAAGCTTTCAAAAGACTGTTGATGAAACCAGCACAGCTGTCGCAAACTTCGGTACTCATGCCGGAGATGCCGATAAGGTCTCTGGAGCCTTTAAAAAACTCTACGAAGAAATTGCTACTGCTGCAGACAAGACCAACAAACGAATGGAAGAGTTGGGCGCTAAATGGGGCCTTAGTGAGGACGATATAGCCAAGGCCAAGGAAAGAAATGGCCAGGTTGTCTCTAACACTGAGGCCATGATGAATCAAATTAATGAGATCTATCAACGTCATAATGGCGATGCAAGCAAATTCTCTCAAGAGGAGAAAGAAATCATCCTGAACAATCAGAATGAGATGATTAAGGCAAAACTCTCGATGATGGACTTGTCAGCAGAGCAACAGAAAGCAGCTTTGCAAGCTTTGAATGGCGATGTCAGAAGTCTGAATGAAACGCAATTGAAGCATACTAAAGATGTTTTAAAACAAGCACTTGATGAGGAAAAGAAACTCTACGAGAACTCAAAAAGTGAACTGAAAGAGTTGTTAAACGGTAAGGCTATTGATCAAGAAACTTACAATAAGAAAATGCAGACTCTAGAAGCAAACCATACTCAAACTATGGAAGCTTTGGGCGTTAAGTATTATCAAGTCATGAAGAATCTGGATGAAAAAGTTAAGTCCAGAACTGGTCAAAGTTGGAATTATTGGGAAGAAGCCAAGAAAGTTCTAGAAGAATACGGTTTATCCTATGAGATGATTGGTCAAAAAGCTGCAGTAGCTTCTCAAAAAATGGGAGACTCACATAGTATTCTTGCTAAATATACTAGTGATATGAGCAAGGAAACAAGGGAAGCTAACGACGCTTGGTCCTTACTAGTAGGGAATATCAATAAAAATGGTAATTTTGAAGTTAAATCGAATGTTAAGGAAGTTATCGGAGAGGCTGCCAAATCTGCTGAAGGTTGGGAACAATTGCAGTTCATCGCTAAGACTGCGGATATCAACTCAAATGCTCGTGTGACTATCGCTGAGGCTCTTGTCGAATCTGGTAAATGGAAAGATATGACGCTGGAAGAAAAGCAAGTGATTGTCAAGAACCAAGTTGGACTGCAAGCCATCTTTGACAGTGAGTCTCATTTGAAGATTTGGAACAGTATGCCTGCAGAAGTTAAAGAATTGCTCTTAAAAAATGCAGATGTGATGAATAAGGCCGAGGAAGCTTCAAAAGCACTTTACAATTATGATGCACTCACACCAAAACAAAAAGAGTTACTAGCGACAGATGAGAATTTCAGAAACGCTGTTGCTCGCTCGACTGACACGTTAACCACTTGGAATGCGACGACGCCATTCACAAAAGATTTGAAGGCAGATCCTACGAATGTTTTGAACAATGGCCAGTTATCTATTGATAAGATTACAGCTTGGAATTTTGCATCTGCTGAGACGAAATCTTTGGATGCGGTGGATAACACGGGTGTTGCGGTAGGAAGTGCAATCGCAAGTGTTAATTCTCCAAAACAAGAAGCGCCAATCGGTATCAATGCTACAGACTTAACAGGTCCGCAATCTGCATCTGCAAGTGCTGGAATCAATGCGATCAGACAAAATAGTCCAATTGGTATTGATGCTGCTAACCGAACTCAAGGAGAGGTTTTGGCAGCTGGAAGTGCTGTTAATACAATCAGACAAAATAGCCCGATCGGCATTAGTGCACAGAATCAAACAAGCGGAGGAATTAATAGCGTTTGGGAATCTTTAAGCTACTTGCCATCATTTAAGTTCATTGATATCATCACACGGTACTTTACCGAACACCATGCCAAGGGTACGGACAATCACCCTGGTGGTCTTGCTACAGTTAATGACCAACGTGGTACGCTTTACAAGGAATTGATTACATTGCCTGATGGCACATCGTTTATCCCTGAAGGGCGAAACGTGGTCTTGCCATTGCCACCTGGTTCAAAGGTTATGCGAGCTGGTAAAACTCGTAGCTTGATGAACCACTTGGGTATTCCAAACTATGAAAAAGGTATCGGATTTGAAGATACGAAGATTTCACATCTAAGCAGACGGATCCAGAGTGTTAATATTCGAAATAGTAACCGTGGATATCAAACTACAGCTTATGCTATTGATGGTTATGGCAATGCTGGTAGTGGCCAAGCTGTTGTAGCTGAATTGGTCAGCTTGAAAGAGAGCGTAGAGTATTTGCTTGGTAAATTATTAGACAAGGATTTCAATACTTACCTAGACGGTCAAGTTATGGCTGAAAGTTCTTATAGATACCACGGCAATATCATGAGAAGGGAGGGGATATAATGGTCAACTACTTAAAAGTAAATGATTTTTCAACAGTCAGTTTCAAAAACTGCGTAGTAACTGATTTTGGCATAATTCATTCCGCCAGTCCTCGTTTCTCGGAACAATTAAAGCTGTTTGGTATGAATGGGAGTTACAACCAGGAAGAAGGGACTTTTGATAATTACGAGAGAACTATTCGAGTATTTTTTGAACGATTTTCAAATTTGGCAACCTTGGTCGAAAAATTTAGAGCGGTTGGAAATCAGTTAGAGTTCAGTTATCAACCTGGTTCGGTGTTCTATGCCGATTTACTTGATACAGAGATAAAACCAAAAGGCATGTACGGTTGGGAGTTAGAGATTAAGCTAGATATGCAACCGTTCAGATATCACAAAGATAGTGAGCCTATTGTATTAACAACATCTGGAACTATCGATAACCTTGGAACAATTTATTCAGAGCCTATCATCGAAATTGAGGGGGATGGTGATATCTCTCTTACGATTGGTCGAAAAACCATGTATCTAGCAATTAAGACCAAAGCTACAATCGATTGTAGGCAAGGAAAACAGAATATCTATAACGCGACTGGTGCAGTCCAGAATACACTTCGTAAGCGTGGAGGGTTCTTGGAAATTCCGACTGGCAAAGTTGGTGTTTCGTTTACTGGAACCGTCCGTAAGATTACTATTCGGCCAAATTGGAGGTATAAGATTTGATTTATTTAACAAATGGGAATATGCCTCTTAGCGCTGCCTATTCTGATGAAATTGTTCAAGAAGATAATAGCACCTATCAATTATCCTTTCGATTTCCTACTTCTGATTCCTTATGGGAGAAGTTGAAGGAAGAGACATTCCTAACGGCTGATGACCTACACGGTGAGCAGGATTTTGTGATTTTCGAGGTGGAGAAAAAACATGGATATATTCAAGTGTATGCGAACCAAGTGTTCACTCTCTTGAATAACTATGTAGTCAATCCGATTTCTTTAGATAGAGCGACTGGTGCGACTGCATTGAGCCGCTTTGCTACAAGCATCACTCGTGACAATCCGTTTTCATTTTTTTCAGATATCGACGATAGACACACTTTTAACATCGATAAAAAAAATGCTATGGATGCGTTCGCGAAAGATAAGCACTCTATTCTTGGTCAATGGGGCGGTGACCTTGTGCGACATGGCTATCAGGTTCGACTTTTAAAAAATGGCGGTTCAGAAAATGAATCGCTTTTTATGTATAAGAAAAACCTGTCTAGCTACCAGCACAAAACTTCTACCAAGGCTTTAAAGACTCGAATCACCTTTAAAACAACTGTTCAAGGCGAGGGAGAAGAGGCACCTAATCGCACGTTCACGGTTACCATTGATAGTCCACTTATTAACAAATACAGTCAAATCTACGAAGATGTGATTGAGGTTAATGACCAGGATGTGAAGGATGAAGCAAGTCTTCGCAAGTATGGTGAGCAGTATTATAGGACCTCACTTTGTGACATGATGGAAGATAACCTTGAGATTGAGGTTGTCGGCCAAAGTGACATGCCTGTTCAGATGTTCGATATTGTTAGTCTCTTTCATGAGGTCTACAATCTGGATGTGCGCAAGAAGATTACTAAATACACTTACTCCCCGATGGCTAAGAAACTAAAATCAATTGGTTTCGGTCAGTTCCAGTCCGGACTTGCGAATGCAATTGGTAACGTAGTGAGTGATGCTGTCAAGGGTGAAGCACAACAACTTCAAAGTGATTTTGAAAGGCAGTTAGCCAGAGAACTCAAGAATGCTGACCTTGCTTTTGATAGGCGGAAACAAGAGTTGGTCAATCAAATCACAGACGGTCTCAACGCTACAAGAGCTAAAGCCGAAGAGGTCAAGCAAAGTCTGACAGAGACCATTGACCAACGTTTCAGAGACTTTGACAGTGCAGGTCTGCGTGAAGCTAAGCAAAAATCAGACGAAGCTTTGACGAAAGCAGGCGCTAGCACCTTACTTGCTGAAGAAGCAAAACGCATTAGCGAGCAAGCGAAGGACGGGATTGAGAAAGCAAAAGAGTCGTTTCTAGATAGTTTAAAAACAAATTCTGCCGAAAACGACATTCTAAATGACCGTCTCAAGAAGTTCAATCTTGACCATGCTGAGTTTCGTAGGTCCACTAAAGAAGATATCAAAGGTCTGACTGAGTCGTTCACAAAATTAGGCTCTGATACGAAGAGCGATATTTTAGCGACCAGGACGGAGTTTCAGAAGACCGCAGAGGGCTTCACGCAGCGATTTGATAGCATTACATCTCAACTAGATAATAAGGCTAACTTGCTCGATTTTCAGCGAGTACAAGAGACTAGTAAGCTCTATGAGCGAATCATAGGTAGTAGCGAGTCTGATATTGCTGAGAAGGTCGCTCGCATGACGCTGACTAATCAGCTGTTTCAAGTCGAGGTTGGGAAATATGCAAACGTTGGCGGTCCGAACATGCTCCGAAATTCAAGGGCAGACGATGGTCTGAAATATTGGACAGAAGCGAATGGTCGTTTGGGTTTCACGTCGCACAGTTACTACTTTAATGGCCAAAAGCGTATGTTTGAACTAAGACCAGGCGCAGTTGTTCAAAGCCCACGGTTCATTATCAAGCGAAACACTGATTATACGTTGAATATTTTAGGGTTCGACAATAACTCAAAATATTTCAAGGTCTATATTAGTAAACGTGTGAAAGGTTCAAATCTTGATTATCAACAGAGATTGCTGATATTTAACGGTCAGCCTAAATGGGTTAATGGACCCGTTTTTGATAATATGAAAGCGGTCAAAAAATCCATTACTTTTAACGTCGGTGAATTTGATGAATGTTATCTGCAATTCGAGTACGACAAAAACAATCCCAACAAATGGGGCGGATTGTTCATGACAGAGCTTGATTTTTACGAAGGCTCAAATGACCGTCTCTGGCAACCAGCTCCCGAAGATGCGACTATGGAAACAGACAAGACACTTGAAGCAACGCAAACTAAAATGACTCAGCTTGCTGGTTCATGGGCTGTTCAAAATTTGACAAGCGCTGGAGCTATAATTTCAGGAATCAATCTGGGAGCCAATGGTCATAATCGTTTTGACGGGAAATTAACTCACATCACTGGCGAAACCTTGATTGATAATGCAGTCATTAAATCAGCTATGGTTGATAAGCTGAAGACCGCAAACTTTGAAGCAGGATCAGTGACCACAGCTATTCTGGATGCTGAGGCAGTAACCGCTGACAAGTTGAGAGTTGACCAGGCTTTCTTCAATAAGCTTGTCGCAAATGAGGCTTACTTGAATCAGCTATTTTCAAAGCAAGCATTCATCAATCGTGTGCAAAGCGTAAGCATTGATGCAAGTCAAGTCAGCGCAGGTATTTTGAGAGGTGCAAGTATTAACTCGCTTGACGATTCGATGCGAATCGACACGAACAAAAAAGAATTTTACTTGAACAACAATACATTGTTTACATTTTTCGACCAAAAAGAAGGAATGCACTCTTTTATTGGAACTGGCAGTCGAGCAGTTAACGGTAGCGGTTCTGGAATTGTGATTGGAACAGGCTTAGACATTGCATACACAAGTAGACTTAGAAATGAAATTAGCAATCGTGATTTGTGGTCATCGGTCCATGAAATGAGTAGTAGTCTTTTGATTGGGGCAAAGAAAAACGGAAACGGTCAAGCGTGGATTAAAACGAATGGTGGTGTTTATCTTTCAGCAAACAAAAGTAATAATGGAAGAGGAGCAGAATTACAACTCGGAGATATTTTAGGGAACAACTTCCAAAATCAAGCTGTTCTAAGAGCTGAAGATGTAAATATCACTTCTAGTAGTAAGACTATGATTTATTCAAGCGGTAAAATGGAAATCGCTGGAGGAACTGGTTCGCGTCTTAAAACTAGTACTGTAACAACGGATAACTTGTATCTCAAAAATAAGGATTTAGTCGGTTATTTCAACAATTTAGCTGATTTTGTTGTAACAATGGCTCGACATGCAGGATGGAAAAATATAGGTAATTACAAAATTTAAAAAAGGATAAAAAATGAACTCAACAGAAGAAAAAATTATAATTGAATTATCGTTTCAAATCGCACAATTCAATTATGAGAGAACGAAAACTAAAGTCTTGTATGATGAAGCAATACAAGAGTTAGGATTTTTGAAATCTATTTTAGATTCAGACGAAGAGCTCAAAGCGAAATTCGAAGAAGTGAAAGGAAAAATGACAAATGGCAATCAATAACTATGAATTGGTAGGTAAGCCTTATACTCGTGGACTTGGAGACAATCTCAAGACTGTGGTTGAAATTCGTTTAGAAGATGGAACTCGATACAGTACGAACATGCGTGAACTTGCAGGAGACCGGACTAACGAGCAAGAGGACGTCTTGATTCAAGCAGTGCTGGATATTATCAAGGCCGAATTGGATCCAGGCTCAGCAATCGTGAAGGCTCAAACTAAAATTGAAGAGGCGGAGCATAAAATCACTGTGAACGAAACCAAGCAAAACGAACTCTCTGAACTTGTTAAGCAGACTCAAGAGAACGCTCGTTTGAGTGATAAAATGCTTCGTATCATGGTCTTGAATTCGGTCATGAGCAAAAACATCGCTTATGGCACGACTTACAAAGAGTTAGTTGAACTAATCCCACTTGCTGAGGTTGGCAAAACTTACATGGTAAACGACCTCATCACAATTGAGGATTCTAGCCATGTTGAAGTGAATGGCGAAGGCAAACGCATCTTGGTCCAACTCAACAAGGAATTTACTTACAACGGCGAGCCAGTCAGCGCATTTGTGACGAATGGTACCTTGGAACA